TGTGAAACGTATATTTGCAGGGAGGATCTGGACAATCCGAAAAATGTTGCAAAGTACATAGAACGGAATATTCAAAGGAAAATGGGCGAAACGGTCTTAAAATTCTGCGATATTGATGCACGCGTGGAACCAGTTATGCAGAAGCTGATTGTGCGTGCAAGGCTCCGTGTGGTGCCAGGTGAGGAAAGCAAGGATATATACACCATGATTAAGCAGTACATAGCGGAGACGGCTGAAAGTACAAGAATCGGCATGACTGATTTTATCGCAGGGAATCCCGGTGCGGCACGGTTTGTGTCGGAAGCATACCATAAGAACGCGCTGCGCGCGGAGAATGGCTTCCTGAAAATGTTGTCCATCGGTGTGGTGGGCGACAGGCTGTATATGCTCTGGAACGACTGCTGCGAATGTGACACGGTGCTCGCAATGGCAGTAATGAATGAAATGCCAGAGGAAGAGATTCTGCGGCATATCAACTATGAACAGGGACGGGGTATTCCGTTCACCGATGAAGAGAAGGAGAAACTGAGATATGAATGAGAAAGATTTTGTCAAGCTTTGTAAGGAAACCGTGGCGGCGTATGCCAATGAACACCTGGACAAGGCGGACGGTAAGCAGATTACCGAGGAGGACGTTTTCATCGTCTGGATGTGCAAGACCCTGAAAAACAGTAAGGCGATGGCCAGCACCACCCTTTTTGACGGTATGTACTATGAACTGACGTACAACGGCGAGAAGAAGGAACTGTATCTGGACGCCTACAAGAAGTTTGAAAACCGCTGCATTCCTTGCAGCTGATAAGGAGGAATGAGACATGAAGAAAGCGATGATCAGCCAGCCGATGGCTGGAAAGACCGATGCCGAAATCGTGGCGGCAAGAGAAAAAGCTGTGGCGGCTCTGGAAAATGCAGGATATGCCGTGGTGAATACTCTGTTTACCGATGAATGGTATAGCAAGGAGAGAATGGAGGAACGCGGTGTAGTTCAGGTGCCGCTGTGTTTCCTCGCGAAGAGCCTTGAGAATATGAGCCTTTGCCATGCGGCCTACTTCTGCGAAGGCTGGGAAAACGCAAGGGGCTGCAGAATCGAACACGAGGCCGCAAAAGCCTACGGGCTTGAAATCATCTACGAGGAATAAGGGGGAGTACATATGAATTTCAAAGAAAAAGTGCTGAAGGCACTGAATGATGCTGAGGCACGGGAGCTGGGGCCTGCCAGAACTGTGGTCCGCGAGTGCCGTGAGCTGGTTGAGAATCTGATAGAGGAAGAAAAGATGAATGAACGCTGCACAATGCCGAATTATGAAGCGATGTACTACGATGCATCTGAACGGCTTGAAGAGAGCGTGCAGATTCAGGCGAGACTGCTTGAGGAAAATCGCTGTGTGCGGATGGAACTGATCAAGCTTCAGGGATTTAAAGAGGCTGCAGAATTGATCTTCCGGAAAGACAGTGGTTGCTGTGGCTGCTAAGTTGAGTGAGGATTACGCAATCGATGCGCTGGCGCTGGAGGCTGACCGCAGGGCGAAGAAGCTGGGCAGGCGGTACTCCTATGGGATGCTGATCGCCGACACGACACCGCAGGAGCGGCAGGAAATCAGCGAAAAATACAAAAAGAAAAAGCTGCGCAGCGGGGAAACGGAGAAGTATCACCGCAGCAGTGACAAGGAGGACGTGCGCAAGCTGAAGGAAAGAATCGCTGCGCGCAGTGACGAAAAGCCGGCCGGGGAGTGATCCCCGGCCATGGGCGCAATGCGGAAAGGAGGGCGGCATGGCGACAGTATTCCGGTATAAGCGGGAAGCAAATGTGAGCTATGAGGATCAGGGATACATCTATTTCCTGTCCCAGCGGTACAAGCATCTGAATGCTGAGAAGAAAAATATGATACGTCAGGCATGCCGTGATGCCGCCGGAAGCGCCCAGAAGGCAGTTCTGGAATATGTGACCACGGACTGCGACAGCGCATTTATCTGCGCCAAGCACGCGCTGAGCGAGTCTACACTGGAAAGAATGGTGCGCCGGTACTACCGGATCATGGCGGAACGGATCTGATTTTGCATAGATCCCGCGGAAGCTTCGCGGGATGTCTGGAACATCATATCCGAATTTTATATACGCGCGCACGCGCGTTTGCGGGCTAGGTTTGGGCCTAAGTAATCAACCATTTCTGATATTAGGAAGAGATTGCCACACCAGTGTGCGCACTGGTTCGCAATGACAGTGGAGCATAAGGAGGAGAAGCAAGTGAAAGAGGGCTATTTCGTGATCAGCACATATGAGGCGGGCGATGTCGGGGAAAAGACAAAGTTCTTTGTACCCGGCAAGAAGCCCGAAGATGGAAAGCTTTCCCGCAGACAGAAGAACGCTGTGAAGAAGCAGGAGCAGAATGAATACTCCTCCCAGAAAAGACTGGCCAGAGAGATCAATGCAAACTTCAAGGCAGGGGATCTGCTCCTTGGACTGGACTACAACGACGAAGGGCTGAAGCGGATCATGAAGTGGGGACGGGAACATGGCCTGAACGTGGACTCTGCAGATGATACTGAGAGACAGAATGCTATCTGGGAAGCAGGCGCCCATGAGCTGGACAATGCCCTGAGAAGAGTCAAGCGCAGACTGGACAAGCAGGGAATCGAACTGAAGGCCATTTACTGCACATCCGACATGGATGGTGATACCGGTGAGATTGTACGCGTTCACCATCACCTGATCGTGCAGGCCGGAACAAAGGATGCCTTCATCGCGGCATGGGAAAAGTACGGCCTCGGCAGTGTGGACTATTCCCCGCTGTGGGAAAACCAGATCGACCGGACACCGATCGCAGAGTACATCATCCGTCAGGTGCGCCGGATTCCCGATGCCAAGAAGTACCGCTCTACCCGAAACCTGATCCGGCCGGTACCGACGCGCCGCATTGTCAGCACGGACAACGAGCTGATGGTACCAAGAGGCGGCAAGCTGATCTTCCGCCAGGAATACCGCAACAATGTGGGCGACCGGGACGATTACCGGAATTACAAAAGTCAGTACATACGATACATCACACCGAAGTGCTTGAAGCGGAAAGATGCGGAGCGGGAAGCTACGCAGCTCGCATGAGGTCATATTCACGTCCTTGTTACCGACAAGGGCGCGCTTGGCATGGCTCGGAGTGAAAAATGGGCCGGAGATTGCCACACCAGTGCGCGCACTGGTTCGCAATGACAGAAAAACTGCGGCAAGGGCACGCTTGGCATGGCGGGCGCCGAAAGACACAAAAAAGTCAAAAATGGGAAAATCCAATATTTCGATTTACAAGACAGGCGATTTCGCCTGTCTTTTTTTATTTTCAGAACAAAAGCACCAAAAAAAGTTGACGGTTCGGCGTGGTTTTTTTCAGCTAGCATAAATACACAGGAAGGAGGGACCGCCATGGGAGCGCCGAAAAAGTACACACCAGAGAAGCTTGAGAAGGCCGTGAAGCGGTACTTCCGGTCGATCAGCCGGGAAGTGGAAGTGACCGAGAAGAAGCCCACGGGTGAGCGGGACAAGATGGGCCACATGATCTATGAGGATGCGGTGGTCCTGAATGCTCTGGGTAAGCCGGTGAAGGTGACGGAGTATCTGGTGCCGCCGACGGTAGGCGGGCTCAGCGAGTTTCTGGGGATCCACAGAGACACCTGGAACGACTACTGCGACCATGAAAAGCATCCGGAGTTTTCCGACACGACAACGTACGCGCAGGGGCGCATGCACGCCTACCTGGAGCGGGAATGCCTGACCAGATCCGGCAAGGACCTGAAGGGCGTGCTGTTCAATCTGGAGAACAATTTCGGCTACAAGGAGCGCATGGAGCTGACCAACGATACGGTGGAAAGCTTCCTCCAGCGGCAGCTGGAAGCAGAGGGCAGCGGTGAGAAGGGACTATGAACATCCTTCTGAACTGCCTGGCATACATCGTCCATTTCCTGAAGATCCGTGACAAGGACGGTCATGTGATTCCCTTCGTGCTGAATCAGCCCCAGAAGAGGCTGTACAAGGTGATCAAGGAGCAATGGGATGCAGGCAAGCCCATCCGCATTATCATCCTGAAAGCCCGCCAGATGGGCTTCTCCACACTGACGGAGGCCATCATCTTCTGGCTGACGGCCACATCGTTCAACGTGGAGACCATGATCGTTGCCCACAAGGACGAGGCAACAAAGAATCTGTTTCTGATGTCGAAGCGGTTTTACGACCATCTGCCGGATAGGATCAAACCCATGATGCGCGCTTCCAATGCGCAGGAGCTGGTATTCGACCGGCCCAGCCGCTACAAAGGCAGCGCAAAGGGGCTGGGAAGCCGGATCCGATGTGCCACAGCCGGCGGCGAGGGCATCGGCCGAAGCTACACCCTGCGCGCGCTGCACCTTTCGGAGTTTGCATTCTGGCCGGGTGACAAGCGTGAAACACTGGCCGGCCTGATGCAGGCAGTGCCTGACAGAGCGGGCACGATGGTCATCATCGAGAGTACTGCAAACGGCTATGACGAATTTAAGCAGCGGTGGGATGCCGCCGTGAAGGCCCAGCAGGAGGGGAGGGAAGGTTTTATTCCCGTATTCTTCGCGTGGCATGAAATGGACGAGTACAGGCGGGAGGTGCCGCCGGGATTCCAAAGGACACAGGAAGAAGAGGAACTTTCCCAAGCGTTTGGGCTGGATGACGAACAGCTGGCGTGGCGCCGCTGGTGCATCGAAAACAACTGTGGCGGCGATCTAAACCTCTTTAAGCAGGAATACCCCGCAACACCGGACGAAGCATTTATTGCGACGGGCATGTGCGTGTTCAACAAAGACCAGATTGTGCTGCGACGCAAGAAGGTGCAGGAAGAAAAATGGGAGCGCGGTCGCTTCCGTATCAAATACAGAGAATTTGGCAGTGCGGAGTATGTCGAAATTGGTGGCGTCGAAATTAGAGAATTTGGCGGTATCGAATCCTTTGAATGGGAGCCAGACCCAAGTGGCCCGATCCGCATCCGGAAGACTCCGGAAAAGGGTGTGCCCTACGTGATCGGCTGCGACACTGCCGGTACCGGCTCCGATTTCTTCGCGGCCCACGTGCTGGACAACCGCACGGGGGATCAGGTGGCGGTGGTACACCATCAGTTCGGAGAGCGGTTCTTTGCAGAACAGATCTACTGCCTCGGTCACTACTACAACGAGGCGCTGGTGGGCATTGAAACCAACTACTCCACCTTTCCGGAGGAATGCATCGAAGCACTGGGCTACACAAATCTGTTCGTGCGCAAGCGTGTGGATACATTCACCGGTGCGCTGGCGGACAGCTTCGGCTTCGAGACCACAACGAAGACCCGGCCGCTGATCATTGACGGTCTGAAGGATGTGGCAAAGCAGGCAATCGAGACCATACACGACTTCGATACCCTGGGCGAGATGCTGACCTTTGTGTACGCAGAAAACTGGAGGCCGCAGGCTGAGAACGGTGAGCATGACGATCTGGTTATGAGCCTTGCGA